CGTCGCCATTCCACCGATAGCCAAAGATGTCTTGAGGAATATAAGGTTTCCCTTCTTCAAAGCGTTTCTTCACTCGCCATCTGATGTTTTGACTGATAGACTGTGATTCTTCTTGAGCCATGGAGGCAAGCAGGGTTAAAAGCAACTCCCCTTCAGCGGTTAGGGTGTCAATCTTCTCCTTTTCAAAGCGAACACTGATACCAAGTCGCTTCAGCTCACGAACAGTTTCCAAAAGCTCCACCGTATTTCGCCCAAAGCGTGAAATAGACTTGGTTAAGATAAGGTCAATCTTACCCTTACGACAATCTTCAAGTAACTGTTGAAAGTCTCGTCTATAAGCTTGACTGCGACCACTAATGGCTGAATCGCTGTAAACTCCCACATAGTCCCATTCAGGATTTGCCTGTATCAATTGGCTGTAGTGGCTGACTTGATTGGATAAGGACTGGAGTAAACTCGTATGCGGAACCCTAGTGTATGCAGCCACCTTTAACCTTTTAATGGCAGTTACCTTCTGGGCTTGTATCGTTTTGATTTGTTTCATTGATACATCTCCTTTCGCTATTATATATCACTCTAAAGCCCTTATTTATCAAGTCTTTAGGCCACTAATTGGCTCATAAAAGGCTCATATTTTTCGAGCATTTTTGCCTTAAATTCTTGGAAGATGGCTTCAGAAATCAGACCCTGGGACAGGAGCTGCTTTGCCTGTGCCATAGTCAGTTGGTAGGTAAGTTCTTGTTGAAAGTCTTGTTCTGTCATTTCTTGTCTCCAAATCTAGCAGTCACATAGCACTTACGACTACAATATTTTCTCTTAGGATTAGCGTAGGAGGTAAACTCACCCCCACAAGCCAAACAGACATGCTCGGTATAGGCCTGTCGATTGACTTCCTCCAAATGGCTGTTCCACCATGTTTGACGGCAGGGTGTTCCACAAAAGCGTTTCTTTTTCTTACCGTCTATATGCGTCAAAACACGACCACAAGCATGACAATAATCTGGTAAAAGCTCATCTGTTTTCTCACCAGCCTCAATCACCTCACGACGACAAAATGACTTTATGGTGTTAGACGATAGACTGAGCTTTACGCCAATGGCTTTATAACCAAGTCCATGTTCTCGTAAATAACGAATAGCTGCTTTTTGTTCTAGGGTCATGACTTTCCTCCTTCTACCTACTAGGGGAAGATGGTGAGGATTTAGTCCAACTTTTGAAGAAAAAAAGCAAAAAGAAAAAGCCTGATGTCTCCACCAGGCTTAAAATCTTTTATCCTAATCTGAACCAACCGATAACTTTTCCAAGTTTGACGGTGCCAGTCGCATCATAAAGTGAGCCATCTGCCATCCAGACACGCTTCACTCGACGGGTAATACCGCCACCACCAATTTCCAGTTGGTCATTGATACCGTTCTTGTTGTGGTCAGAGTAGCCATCGACATTCTGCTCAACCCCATCAATGCTTGTACCATCTGAATCTGTGATACAAATGCCGATGTGACCATAAGGATGACTGTCTGTCTTAATAACATAGAAGTCACCAGCTTTAGGGTTAACGCCCCAAGCGTCCTTAATGACTGTAAAGCCGTTAGCTTTCGCCTTGGTTAAACAATCGATGGCATTGGTGTATGCCATGTCCTTGTCGGTCAACTCCTGCACAATCTTATCCACCAGACTGACGCATTGTCCACCATAAGGGTTGGTAGGAACAGTCACTTTCTGACCAACTTTAGACAGTGCTGAAGCAACCGCTCGTTGGGCAAGACTTGTTGCTACTGCTTTGATGGAACTCGTCGCCTTATGGACTTTCAAGGTTTGACCAATCTTTAAGACATCGGTTTTCTTCAAACCATTCAAGGCTAAAAGACCATCAACCGTTGTCCCAAATTTTCGTGCAATTCGCCAATAGCTATCTCCCTTTTGAGCCGTATAGGTCTGTTCTGAATGACCAAGGCTGGTTCCTTCCACATCCTGTTCCAGTACCCAAGATGTAATCCCTTCAAGTAAGTAGGCTCTCTTACTACGAGATTGGTTTACGGCTTTGACTTGGAGGATTTTGTAGGTGCGACCTTTGACCCAACTTGCCATCGCTTGACCCGTTTGGTAATGAGTCGCATGACCAAGCACACGAACACTATCCCCAACGTGATAAACAGGGCTGGTAGAAGCATGGGGCTGTCCTCCTTGCTTACTGGGGGTGGCAGAGACAACTGTCTTCACCTCCTCTTGGGTAATAGCAGAGACGAGACCTTTGGCCAGTTCTTCCTTCTTATTTTCAAAGATAGTCATGTCCTCTTCGTTATCAATAAAGGCAATCTCCACCAAGCGGTAAGTGTACCCACGGTTCTTAGCTTCGTTGGCATTATAGAGCCAATCCACTTTCTTAATCCCACGGTTTTGGAAATGACGGCTAAGGACAGATAGAATAGCCAAATCCTCCTTATCAGCCGTCAAAGAAGATTGAATGAGGACTTCCGTTCCTCGTGCAGTGCCATTAAAGGCATTGAAATGAAGCTCGGTAACAGAGTCATAGCCCTTACCAAGGCTTGCCAGTGACTTATAATCATAAACATTTTGGTCTGTGATATAATCGATGTTTTTGCCGCTGTACTTGGACATGAGTTTAGCCAACTCACGAACCTTTCCAGCTTCTGTGATGCCACGTTTACTATTCACTGCTCCTGGATCATAGGTGGTCCGTCCTTGCCCATGTCCACAAATCACTAGATGTTTTCCCATATTAGTCTCCTTCTTTCTCGTTGAATTGCTTTAATAGTGCTTGTAGTTTATTAGGGATAGGTAAGCCAATCCGCACCGCATTTTCCAAGATACTTAAGCCTTCATTGCTCAAGTAAAAGAAAATCACCATGGTGCGAATCGCCCCACCCTGTTTGATGATTTCAGTATCAATGAGGTGTCCTACGGATACCAAAAAGAGAATGGCTATCTTTTTGAAGATTCCCTTGAAACCAATGCTGCTGGAGAGTTTCTTCTGGACAACTGCCGCAAAGACTCCAGTCACATAGTCGATAATGAGAAAAATAAAAAGGGCATATAAGACCCCATCGACTTCTCCAAAAATAGAACCAATAAGTCCTCCAATCGCTGAGAAGAGGACTTTATTTGTTGCCAGTAATTCTTTCATAATGACACTTTCCTTTCTTAGGCTGTCCTACGCCAACGGTAAACCGTAACGTAAGGTTGTAAGTTATTGTGTGGCTTTCCGCCACCAGTATTTCCTGTATTATTCCCTTGCGGATAAGTATTAGAATTTCCATCTGATCCATAATCACGTCTAATAGCTTTATTACCATTATTAGCTGAAACATATTGAGCGTGAGAGTGTGATGGCATCTCATCAATGGTCAAGGTATGCATCTTACTACCGCCTGACTTATTGACGCTATTAAACTCACTTTCATTCTCAGACACTCCAACCAAGACCCGTCCGTTGCCAAATCGCTCCCAAGTTCCACCCATAATGGTGGCTGGACTAGTGCTTGACGTGGACTCGAAAATGACACCCACTGGGTAAAAGATATCAAGAAGTTTCTTATTCTTCATATAAATCTCACCGTCAAAATAAGCAGGTAAACTCCCATCCACATCAAGTACTCCTCTTGTCCATGCTTTGCCTATCCCCATACCAGATGGACTTAAGCCGTAGACAACCTTTTCTGGACCAATAGTAAATTCAAAGGTCGTAGAGTAAAAGACATCCGCTAATGTTCCAATAATGGTATAGGATTTTGTGGTATCGTAGGTGCCACCTAGAATAGCTTGGAAATCCGTCTTTGTGTGTTCTGTTGTTGACGTCCAGTTGGCGGCACCACCAGCGTTTGTGACCTTCTGGCCACTTGCCAAATCAACCACTTCCCATGTCAAGGTTGCCTTGTTCTTTTGGACACTATTGATGGTTAGAGGGGCAATCTTAAGCTTACGTGTGACCGTGACCTGATTCATACTAGAACCAGCACGAACCGCTGAGAATGAAAAGATAGGTTTGAAATACTCTAATAGGGTTATCTCCACTTCTTTTCGAGCACTTTGTCGCCCTCTCGAATCGGTCACATAGGCAGAGACCTTAGCGCGACCAATCCAGTTGATACCTCTCAAAAGGCCGTTATTACTCGTTGCCACATTAGGCAGTTGAACCCACTGATTGTTCTCAAACTTAAAGACCTCTGCACGATAACCCGTCGAAGGAATCGTCGATCCATAAATACCTGCACCTTGATTGAAGGTCACTTTAGGATTAGACACCAACTGGGCAAAACTTGTGCCAGTTAAAATGGTTTTAGCGGTGGTATGGGATTCTGAAACAGTAATACTGCCCAAGGTTGGAACAACTGACGTCGGTAGGTTGAGGGTAATGGGAATTGTCATAGAACCTATTGTCTTACCACCATAGATAGTGGCCAGCGTTAAATGCCCATTACCTGAGGTGCTATTTGGTATTTGAGTTGCTAATTGCGATATTGATGGCGTCCAAGTTACAGAGGTCGCAATGCCTGTTCCAATGGTGCCACCGAGAGATCCAAAATGCCATGTAATATTATGGGTAAAATCACTACTAGCGCGCTTAATCGTAATGGTTACGGCTTGCCCCATCATATTCCCAGAAACTGTAGCACTCGATGACCGTGGAATATCACTTAAACGTAGCGTTTGTGACCCTGTATTCAAGATGCCAGGCGACCAGCCACCAGACCCAGAGAAGGTCGCTGAAAAACTGATGGTTTTTGACCCATTCGAATCATGTGACACAGTGATGGTCTTATCAATCAAGTGAAGAGAACTATGAGCAGTATACATATCTGGTCGCCCTGACCAAGAAAGCGTCTGACCATTGATAGACACACTTGCCCTACAGTCATACATCCCAAAGGTCGTATAACCATTCTTTAGCCAAAGTTGGACTCGGACAGTAGATGTATTATTAGCCGTTGAAGTTCCTGTTTCTTCCACTCGTAAAAGTAGGGTATAGCCCCTATCATTATTTGAACCATAATCTGCCATAGGATCTCCTTTCTACTTGGCATCAATAAAACGACAAACTAGATGCTTGGCATTATGCCTTGCGGCTTCTAGTCGGTAATAACCAACCTGTAAGGTCTCCACAAAAACCCCATGATGAATTTTAATGACACCAGCTGTAACCGTCATAACGGCATTACCAGCTGACTTAATCATCATCCCTTGTGGGGTTAATTCGATATATTCAGAGTTATCCTTCTTACCAATAATCACCCCATTATCACCAGCTCTCAAATAGGTATTGACAAAGTTAAGCAAGAGACTGTTAGCTTTAAGATCTGCTTCAATAGCTGCGATACGAGCCGTATTATCAATAAAGTCTTGATTAAATTGCGCAAGGACAGCTTCATTATTCTTCTCAAACTCTTTATAAGACTTGAGCCAATCAGCTACTTCTTTTGCCAAAGCTCTCGCTTCAAGGTCCACTCGGAGAGATTCTGTCTTTTCAGTTAGAAGGTCTAATTGCTGCTTCATAAACCCGTTGTCAGCTTTGGCATCAATCTGAGCGATAAGATCATTCAAAGAAGGCCCAGGCGCTGAAGCAACGTTGCCATCTTCCAATTGAACATTTCTAAGATAAACCACATCACCTACTGACCACGAACCTGACTTTAAGTAAAAGATATAAGAATAGTACTGATAACTACTTACTTTCCATGAAGAAACACACCTTTGCCAATTTGTTGTTACTTCGTAAGCTTTCGTTCCACCGAGTTCACAACCCATATTGAGTGTGACAGATTTTGAACACTTAATATCAATTGAAAAAGTCATCGTCGCACCAATTCGACTCCTTAAATCATGGAAGTTCCGATGAAAGCCTCCAGTACCTGCTTTGGTACAGGTCAACTTAATAGTCACCCCACTAACAGAACTCGTATCTTCAATTACCTCCTTCTTCCACTCAGAGGTAACAGATGAAAAAGTCATCGCTTTCATGGCATAATCGTCAATGTAATTGCGACCACCAAGTTCCGTTCCCTCAAAAAAGGATGACCAGATATAGTCACCAGGATTGGTTGAAGGGGTTGCGCTCTCCTTATTGACTGCTAGACCAAGGTAACGTTTGCCTGTTGGAATGGCAGAGAGTCCTTCTCCCTTGTCACTATCTGCATACATCCGCCAAGTATAAAGGGTCTTTCCGTCCTTACCAGCCTTTCCATCCATACCCTTGTCCCCATATACACCGATGACAACAGGTGTTGTTACTGCCGTTGAGCCATTGGTGAAAGTGGTTTTTTCATAGTTCCACAGATATTTAAGCGTTGAGGTGAGAAAGGGAATGGTTTTGCTCCAACCAGAGTTTGTTGCTGTTACACCAGTCTTTTGTGCAGAGACTAAGTAGTACTGCTCCCTTAATTGAATGCCCACCCCATCAGCTCCAGCGTCCCCCTTTGGTCCAGGGGTTAAAGAGATAGTTTTAAGATCAACTTTTGTCGCTAGGCTTTCCCCTCTCACCTTTAGGAGTGGCGTATCAATGGAAAGACTCCCATCCCTATCCAAACTAAAGACTGGGGTGTGCTGGCCAGGAATAACGACCTTGTCTGCTTCAATTTCTAGGCTCTTCACATACTCTGATAGAATCTGTTGGGAAACGAGTCTTGTCATCCATGCTGAACTAGAGACGGTTAACTCATCAATCGTAGCTTTTTGAAGGGCTGCGACTCGTGCTTCTAAGGCATCAGTTGCTAGATAATCAAGTGCAGCTTTCTTCCCAGAACGCTCGCCTTCTGCTTTGGCCATAGCAATACCATCTTCAACTTCTGTTTGAAGACGCTCAAACTGCCTGTCAAAAACCTTGTTAAAATTAGCTCGCTCCTTCGATGCACGGTGTTCTGTAACTGATTGATTGACATCAAGAATAGTCTTTGCTGCACTGGTTAGCGAATGGGGCCCAGATGATCCATAGGTTGTAAAGCTAACCTCATCATCAAAGGTCACCGAAAGATACACTTCTTCTAGAGCGTCAAAGGTATAACTAACTGCCTTTTTCTTAACATCTACCTTGTGCTTTTGACTTTTAAGAGTGACTGTATCTCCCAGATGGACTTCTTGACCATCAAGCTGATAAGCTTCAACAGTTAGCTGTCTGGAGATGCTATCGATGTGCTCGTGTGTGAACTTAGCCATCGCCCATTGGCGCAATTCTTCCTCTGTCTGAAGCGTGTTATTCTCATACCGTGCTTCGTGGACATAAGGGTATTGGTTAATGAGGGGACTTTCCACAACGACAGAAAGAACTGTATCCTCATCACTACCTTCTGCCTGAAAGGTTGATGTCGCATAGATGCGCGTAATGACCTTCTCAGAATCACCCTTATCCTCAAAAGCTTTCAGATTGTGATGGCTTGTGAGAATAACTCCCTTATCGTTGCCACGGTATTTCTTAACTATCAGCTGAAAGTTATCACGAACGAGCTCACCTTCCCAGGTTCCAAGAATGGAATGTTTACCATCCATTAGAGCTTGATAAAGTGTCAAGTCTTCGTCAGACACATAGGTATGACGCTCCGTCACATCACTGTCAAAGCTAAAAAGTCCTAAATCAGATGGACAAGCCTCAACCAGCCTCATCAGGGCTGATTGACAAGTCGTGTTAGTCGCTAAAAAAGGCTTAATCTGACGCTTCATTACATCATCTGAAATGTGATAGCACTCAAGCTCTATCGTATCGTCTTGAATCTTTGCTTGCTTAACACGAAAAAGCTGCTTTCCCAAATCAGGAGTTGGACACAAAATCAACTCATCTGCTCTAAGAGTTTCATGAACACCTGAATCCGTAATCGGATAAGTTAAACGGAGCTGAAAGGTGCCATTCAGCTCCTCTTCTACCGTCGCACTAACCGTTTCAAATAATGGTTGGCCATTCCACTTCGGTGTCTTTGTTTGACCATCCAGAAGGTAAAGCATCACACCCACCCCCAATTCGTCTCAAAGGTAAGCGATAATATCCCACTGCCTAAAATCACTCCGACAGATTGTGTTGGATGACTGGCATCAATCGTGATGAAGTCCCCAGACCACTTGACAGCTTTCCCTGATAGGGTCTTAAAACTAGGACGGTCTGGGTGATTCACCATAGCAAGAGGCTCTGTAAATTTCTCAATCCGTATCACCTGGTCACCTACTGTAAACGAAGTCTCTGATACGGATTGACCAGTTATGGTAATGCTAGGAAAGGCAAGGGCAGAGCCTTGTGTTTTTAACACACCATTGGCACTCAAAACTTGCCTATCCACACTCTTAAAAAAGCGAGTGGGGTGACAGATAAAGGTCACATCAATCACATACACATCATGGTCATCCTGCTTGATGTCAAAGCTATCCGTTCGGTAACACCAGAGCCTAGTGAGCTTAAGGCGTTCGCTTTCTAGCCAAAATCCTTCCTGCATGAGATAAGCCGAGAACTCATTGACCTCTTTCTCACTCGCACCAATCAGATACAAGCGGTAAGGTTTCTCAATCACTTCACGATGCTTATTGGTTTGAACAATCGCCCCACTCAACCCACGATGGTCTAGGAGTTGCGTTTTAGACCGTGGCACTTGAATACTCGGTCTATCTTCCACAAGAACTTTAAAAGGAAAAGACGAGGTGCCTTTTCCATTCAGTACTAATTCATTATGTTTAATCACACTGTTCCTCCTCTCAGTAAGGCTTGTCGTGCCATTTCATCAGCTAATCGACCAGCTACATAATCGGCTAGTTTTTTCATATCCGCTTCTTCACGAATCACAACATCTGTGATATTGACCGTTATGGTTGTTCCCTTGTTTGGCATGGTGGCTGCGATGCTGCGTCCGATACTGCCAAGAGTTTGGTTATTAAGAGGTAGAACTGCTTCACGTCCTGCTTCTCCTCCAACCATCAAGCTGTTCCCTGTCATACCAAATGCCGTTGGTTTAGTCAGAATCCCACCCTTGGCGTACCACTGAATGGAAATCTTAGGTAAGCCACCTTTTAACCAATCAAGGGGATTGGCAGAACCTGACACACTAAAGTGCGGAAGAGGAATATGTGGCCACTTAATCTTGAAGTTAAAGAGATTCTTAATGGCATTGATGGCTGAAGAGACCGCATTTTTTGCCCCATTGATGGCATTTGTAATGGTCGATTTGACCCCATTCCAGACAGAGGACACTGTGTTTGAAATACCACTTAGGACACCTGAGATAGTAGCCTTCATTCCGTTCCAAACGGAAGATACCGTTGAGCCAATACTCGATAGAATGGAACTAATCGTGGACTTAATGCTATTCCAGACATTACTAACGACAGATTTGATACTATTTAGTAAGTTTGTCATGGTGCCTTTAATGCCATTCCAGGAATTGGAAATGAACTGAGCAATGGCACTTAGAACAATCGAAATCAGTGACTTGATGGCTTCCCAAACTGTAGAGACGACCTGCTTGATGGTTTCCCAGGCACCTGACCAATCACCCGTGATAATCTGCATGACTGCCTTGATAATACCTAAGACAACATTGATAGCTGTTTCAACGACCACTTTAATGATGTCCCAAGCTGTCGTGATAATCAGTTTGATATTCTCCCAACTAGCTTGAAGGTAAGGTCCAAGAATGGTCATGATGGTTTGAATGACTGTTGAAATAGCTGTCCACACAGTGTTTGCGGCATTAAGAATTAGCTGTTGGTTCTCTGTCCACCAAGTAGTCAAGGTTCCCCATATCGACATGACAAAGCTTGATATCTGTTGGATAATGACAGATAAAAAGGCATAGATGGCGTTCCAGATTTCTGTCACAGCTGTTCTAAACCCTTCGTGATGTTGCCAGAGTTGCTGAATCCCAACAACCAGTAAGGAAACAACGGCAATGACACCAAGAATAATCCCTACGATTGGAGCTGCTGCAGTTATCATCCCCATGATGGTTGTTCCCATAGCCATAGCAGCTGCTTGCAGGGCAATGAAAATCGGTAAAACTAAACCAAGAGCTGCGACCAAACTTCCGACAATGACAATAAACTGCTTCACAGGTTCTGAAAGACCAGAGAACCATGTGGCAACAGCTTGAAGTAAACTGGCGAGAACCTCTAAGATAGGTGCTAGGGTTGCTGCAACAGCATCTCCCATCTCCGCCATCGCTAACTTCGCCGTGTTTTGAGCGGTTGTAAACTTATCAATAGGATCAAGCGTCCCCTCATAAGTTTGAGTTACAATCCCAGCTGCCTTATCAGCTGTTCCTGCTAAATCTTCAAAAGACAAAGCACCACGCTTGATGGCATCAACCATTCGAGGAGCTGCTTTACTTCCGAAGATTTCTGAGGCAAGAGAAAGAGCCTCTGTTTCACTGGTTGAAGTTTTGATTTGCTCAATGGTTCCAGCAAGTCCATCTTGAAGCGTAAGCCCATCGCCCGCATACTTAACAGCTGCCTTTGAGAGTGACGAGAGTGCTGCAGAAGAATCAACCCCTGCTTTTTCAAACTGTCCCATCAAGGTGACGCCCTCATCAAAGGAAAGGCCAAGGGCTTTGATTTGTGGTGCTCCCACTACTGCCTTGTCCATCAACTCTTGGACACCAACACCTGTTGCTTGGCTGGTATAAGTAACCGTGTCTAAAACACTTGATAAATCAGTCGCTTCAAGTCCATAGGCTTCAATCGCTTGTTTGGCTGAAAGGGCAGAGCTCGTCACATCACTTCCATTGATCTCTGAGAACTGAATCAACTGGGTAGAGGCTGATTTAAGAGCATCTCCTGTTAACCCAAATTGCGTATTCAACTCCCCTACGGCACTTCCTGCCGTATTAAAATCCGTTGGCAGTTCAGTGGCTAGGGTTTTGGCGATGTCTGTCATCTCTTCAAGGGCAGAGCCTGTCGCCCCAGTTTTTGTGACAATGATATCCATACCCTCGTCAACTTCAAGAAAAGCGTCAAGCGATTGTTGACCAAAGTCAATCAACTTCTGTGACAACTCTCCCAGTTGGTCGCCAAACTCCATGAGAAGGTCAGCCTTTAAGAGACTATTTGTCTCTTCCAAAGAAGTCTTGGAACTCGCAGAGCTAGAGGCCAACTCCTCCATCTCATTTTGGAGATTGTTGTAAGCGGTCTTTGTCTCATTAAGAGTTTTCTCAAGCTTGTTAGCTTCAATTGAATTCTCCCCATACTCGCTCTTTGTCAAAGAAAGTTGTTGTTCCAGATTATGAATCTGTTTCTCAAGGATTTCTGAATGAGAAGCGACCTTTTGTTCGGCAAGTGCTAACTTATCAGCCTCACTTGCAGTCGAACCTAAAGCCGATTCTTGTAGCTTAAAGGAACTATTGAGTTTTTCGCTTTCTGACACCAACTGTGCCTGCTCATTTTGGAGACGATTGAGCTTGGACTGATTGGTTTCAACCTGCGCTCCGTTTTCTGAGAGAGCTCTGTTAACACTTTCTAGCTTTGATTCATAGCCCTTTAAGACTGTTTGAG